GGCTGGAGCAAAGCGCACAGTCCGAAGAAGGCAGGCGATGACGCGATGACAGCGGATCAGTTCCGCGAACTTGTGAGGCGAGTTGATGGCGATTAGTGCTGAGAAGCTAAACATTATTTTGTCGGCCCGTGACAAAGAGTTCACGAAGGCGATGGACCGTAGCGAGAAGCGGGTTGCGTACTTTGCTAAAAAATCACAGAAAAACCTGTCTAAGACGGGGCAGTCATTCAATGCGCTCGGCGAAGCGGCAAAGCGATTGGGTCCAGCGCTGCTCGCTGCGTTTAGCGTACAGGCATTTAAAGGCGCTGTTGATTCGGCGATCCAAATTGATAACTTGTCAACTCTTGCTGGCGTTAGCGTAGAGAGGTTCCAAGTCCTTTCAATGGCGACTTCTCAATTTGGAATAGAGCAAGAAAAACTGGCCGACATCTTAAAAGATGTGAACGATAAATTTGGTGATTTCACGCAAACAGGCGCTGGCCCGCTTGCTGACTTCTTCGAAAACATTGCGCCAAAGGTCGGGTTGACCGCATCTGCGTTTGCGGACCTGTCATCTGAAAACAAGTTGGGCGCTTACATTTCTGCCCTTGAAGAAGCCAACGTGACACAATCCGAAATGACTTTCTACATGGAGGCCCTCGCCAGTGACAGCACAGCACTGGTCGCGGCGTTTGAAAATAACTCTGCCGCAATCAAAGACATGGATCAGCGGGCCTCCGAGCTTGGCGGGGTTCTCGATAAAGAAACGACTGCAAAGGCTAGGGAAGCCAAGGTCGAACTTGGCCTGATGTCGAAGGTAATATCCGCGAACCTGTCTAAGGCTCTTTTGGACATCGCGCCCCTAGCGATAGGCGCGGCGGACGCAATCGCCAGAATCGCCTCCGCGCTTAACAGTCTTGGATACTCGGCCACCAGTTCAATGAACGCGGACCAAGTGCGGGCGTTGGCGGCAGAATATAAAGATGTCGGCAAAGAGCTATCTGCTGTGACGCAGGCGCAAGCAGCATACAACGCAAATGTTGCAAAATTTGGTCAGGATTCAGATAAAGCGGTAGCATGGGCGAAGAAGCTAGCAACCGCCGAAGGAAACTTGGCGGCGGCGGTCAAAAAGCGTCAAGACAGACAGGCTGGCCAGCAAGGTCTGAACGATGGCGTCAGAATAATAAGGGCTGAGACAGACGCGCTCAAGGAGCAAAGCAGACTGCGAGGAATGGGCGCAGAAGCTGTGGAACGCTTGAGAATCGCGAACCAGAGATCGGCCTATGAGTCGTCACTATTCAGCGACCTTGAAAAAGCTAGCGCCATTTCTTCGGCCTACCTTACTGACGAGCAACGCAATCAGATCACTGCACTCGGCGACGCTTACGAGAAAGCGGCTTTGTCAGCCAGCCTTATTCTAAACCCAGTGAAGTCTGCTGGCGCTGCCACGAAAATAGTCAAAGAAGAAGCAATTTCTGCAAAAGATGCTTACGAGGATATGCTGGAAAAAATGCTTGAAGCATCGCCAGCGTTGAAGGCTTTGGGCTTTGATGTCGAGGGTCTTGGCAGTGTGATGTCGTCCGTGGAAAACAGCATGGAGAGCGCGTTCATGTCTATGATCGACGGTACGTCAAGTGCGTCTGATGCCTTCAAGTCGATGGCGTCCAGCATCATTAAAGAACTTTACCGCGTTCTCGTGGTGAAAAAGATCACTGGCTTCATAACTGGCGCAATCGAGGGCCTTGCTGGCGGAGGGGCTAGCGTTGGCGGCGGCGGGAAGGCATCAGGCGGCCCAGTTAAGGCTGGCCAATCGTACATGACGGGCGAGCATGGCCGTGAGCTGTTTGTGCCTCAAGTTAATGGCAGGGTTCTGAGCGCGGCTCAAACCAACAACGCGGCGGCTGGCGGCGGCGGCGGGGTAACAGTCATTCAGAATAACACATTTGGAAGCGGTGTAAGCCGTTCTGAAGTCAATGCAATGCTGCCAAAAATAGTTGAGGCAACCAAAGCTGCCGTTGTCGACGCTAAACTGCGCGGCGGCTCTTATGGAAGGTCGTTTGCATAATGGCTATCAATTACCCGCTTTCGCTGCCGACCCACACGGGTATCAGCCAAGTTGAATTTCGCACAACAAACGCGGTTGCCTACTCAAGAAGCCCGTTTACGTTCGCGGGGCAAATTCACGCTTACGCGGGGCAGATGTGGCAAGTTGATGTGACGCTGCCGCCGATGCGGCGTTCAGACGCAGAACAGTGGGTGGCTTGGCTTGTTTCGCTGAAAGGGCAAGTCGGCGTGTTCTATCTGGGGGACCCGCTGGCGCTGGTCCCAATGGGGACGGCACGCGATGCTGACACAATCCTAGTCAACGGGGCCTTGTCTTCTGGCAGCACAATCACCATTGATAGCGCGCCTGCAAACAGGACCGCTTATTTAAAGGCTGGTGATTTTCTGCATGTTGGAAGCGGCACATCGCGGCAACTGTTCAAGGTGCTGACTAGCACGGACACAGACGCGTCTGGCGGGGCTACAGTGGACGTCTGGCCCAACGTCCGCACAGCTATTGCAAATAATGTCACTGTAACCGTAGAAGCCGCACAGGGCGTGTTCAGGCTTACCACAAGTGAACAGTCTTGGAGCGTCAGCAGTGCAGCCGTCTACGGAATTAGTTTTAGCGCGATGGAGGCGCTATGACCCGCACAGTCCCATCCGCGCTTCTCACCGCTTTAAGCCAGCCAGAAGTCTACCCGTTTTACGCGGTTGAAATGGTGTTCGACACCGCACCTGTCCGTTTTTGGACGGGATACGGTGACCGCACAATAGGTTTCGACACTTATCTTGGCGCGGGAAGTCTGATTGGGATCAGCGGCCTTGAAGAAGTAAACGACCTTTCGGCCAAGAACATCAAGCTAACACTTTCGGCAGTTCCGCAAAGTCTTGTTTCGTTGGCGCTGCAAGAGCCATATCAGCGACGCATCTGCAAAGTTTATTTTGGAACCACAGACACCGACGCGCCGATTGAAGTATTCAGTGGCTTGATGAACACGATGAGCATTGAAGACGGCGGCGATTCTAGTGTCATAACGCTTACCGTAGAAAGCAAGCTGGTGCGCTTGGACAAGGCATCAAATTGGCGCTACACAGAAGCAAACCATCAGTCGCGACATGCTGGCGACACCTTCTTTTCATATGTTGCAGACTTGCAAGATAAGGACATTCTATGGGGCCGCGTGAAAGCCTAAACAATTATCTGAAGTCGGTTCGCCGAAAGCCGTTTGTTTGGGGGTCCCATGATTGCCTAACATTCACAAATGATGCGTTTAAGGCTATGCACGGCGCTGGCTGGGCCGATGATTGGCTTGGCCGATACATGGACGGCAGCAGGATTTTGCGCAAAAATGAGCTGAAACTGGAGTTTCGCCACCAAAACTTTTTCAGCGCGGTTGACGCTCGACTGCATCGGGTGAGCTGCGTGCCGCCGCTGGGCGCATTGGTAACAACAGACAAGGCCCGCCGCTGGGTAACTGGCGTTGCGATGGGAGTCTGCGTCGGCACCAAGGCAGCTTTCTTAGACAAGTCGGGTGTGATATACGTGCCGATAGATGATATAAACGGGGCTTGGGTGAAAAATGAAGTATAAGCTGGGCGAGCTGACTGTCAAAAACTGGAATGATTGGGACCGTGTAGCGCGTGACCCTGTTACAATCGGAGCTTTTATACTGCAAGGGGCTGGCACCTATGCGACCCAATATATTGTCGGTTATCTCGTTACCACAGCAATCACATCGTGGGCGGTGGCCGCGCTTGCGCCGAAGCCAGACTTTTCGTCATTTGGTTCTCAGGGAACGCTCGTCAATTCGCGTGACTCCGCCGCCGCTGTTGAATTTGTCTATGGCGAAGTCCGCAAAGGCGGCGTGGTTACATTTTACGAAAGCACTGGCGAAAAGAATAAATTCTTGCACCAAGTCATCGTTTTAGCTGGACACGAAGTTGAAGCAGTTGACGACATATATATCAACGATCAAATTGCAGATTGGAACGAAAGCACGGGCCTAGTTTCCACTGCGGGCGCGGGCGACGATCAAACCGACTGGTCAGGATCTATCCGCATAAGGAAGCACCTTGGCGACCAGACGACTGCCGACAGTGAACTTGTATCTGAGACATCAGTCGATGCCAATTTTGTAGGTTCTGAAATCGCGTATTTGTATGTCAGATATGAATATAACCAAGACGTTTTCGCCAACGGTGTTCCGCTGATCACAGCAAAAGTTAGGGGTAAAAAAGTCTATGACCCAAGAACAGCGGCGACAATATATAGCAACAATTCCGCACTTTGCATTCGGGACTACATTGCCAGCGTCTACGGACTAAACGACAACGCCATTGACGAAGTGTTCATGGCTGCGGCTGCGAACGAGGCGGACGAAGTCGTAGCACTTGACGCTGGTGGCACTGAGCCAAGGTACACGACAAACGGCATTGTCAGCGCGTCCAAGTCTACAGGGTCGGTCTTGGGGGACATGGTTACGTCTTGCGCTGGCACGCTGTTCTGGGGTTCTGGATATTGGAAGCTAAAGGTCGGCGTTTACACCGCGCCCGTCAAAACTTTGACACTTGACGACTTGCGCGGCCCGATCAACTTAGAAACCCGAATTTCTATGCGTGACAATTTTAACGCTGTCCGTGGCACGTTTAACGATGCGTCTCAGGGCTACATAACAGCGGACTACCCCGAAACTATCAGCGCTGCGTTCAAGGCAGAAGACGGCGGCGAAGAAGTCGTGCTTGACCTGCCGTTGGCTTACACCACATCGGCGGCAACGGCCCAACGTCTTGCCAAGTTGACGCTGTTTCGTGGCCGCGAGCAGATGACAATGAACGCTGACTTTGGTCTTGAAGCGTTCAGCGTTGAAGTCGGCGACATTATCGAATTTGAAAATGAACGCTATTGGAGTGGCGGGAAAGAGTTTGAAGTGGTCGGCTGGCGATTTGCAGCAGATCAACAAGCTGGCGACCTGCGAGTGAACTTGACATTGCGCGAAACAAGCCAAGCTGCATTTGATTGGAACGCTGAAGAAACGGCAATTATTTCAAACAACACTACATTGCCCACCTTCGCTTCGGTGGTCGCCCCAACAAATTTGACGCTTACGGCGACGGCATCCGTAAACAACGACGGCATCACAATTCCCGCGATCAAAGCAACGTGGGACATTTCTCCAAACGCATTTGTGCAATATTATGAAATTCAATATAAACGTCTTGGCGGCGAAGAAGACTATGGGTCAATCAGCGCCGCGCAAGATGATTCTGACGACTGGGGCAGCATTGCAGTTACAGCAACCAGCGAAGAAGACTACGGGCTGACCAACGAGCCAATTTTGAGTCCAGACGCTGAATTTGCTTCAGTGCTTGGTTCCTCAAACAGCTTCACAATCGAACCAGTGCTGAACGGTTACGATTATCAAATTCGCGTGCGCGCTGTTTCGGCCCTCGGCGTTCGGTCGCCATTCATCACGGCAGCACTTGCCTCGCAGGGTGATACAACGCCGCCTAACGAGCCTTTGTCTCTGACAGCGGTCGGCGGTTCCAAATACATCAGCGTCGGGTGGACGAACCCAGCGGATCAAGACTTGAGCTATGTCGAGGTATGGGAAAACCAGACCGACAATCTTAACACTGCAACGCTGGTCGGGACATCATCCAGCAGCAACTTTATGCGTCCGAACTTGGCCAACAACACTAAGCGGTATTATTGGGCACGCGCGGTGGATTTCTCGCTCAACAAGTCAGCTTTTACCTCCAGCACAAACGCGACAACTTTGCTTATCGCGCCCAACGATTTTGACGACGCGGTTTATGATCTGTTTAACGAGGCGGGCGCATTTGGCATTGAGCCAGTCAGCAGCCTACCGACCACAGGCGGCTTCGACGGTCAGCTTGTTTTGCTGTTGCCAGATATTACGATCTATCGTTGGGATGAAGCCACGTCGTCTTGGTCAACAGACATCTTTACCGCGTCATCTGTTGAGACGGGTTCGGTCACCTACACCTCGTTTGCGACTGGCATTGAGCCTGTTGGGGTTGTTTCAGCCCTGCCAACGGTTGCAGGATACGAAGGCCCATCTGTTCTAGTCCTAACCACTGACGGTAAGTTGTATCGCCTTGTTTCTGGCGCATGGACGGCGGCTGTCAACACTGGCGACATTACGGGGACCATTGGCGAGAACCTATTCAGCGACGATATGCGGCCGATTGAGAGAGTTTCCGCGCTGCCGTCCACTGGGTTGTTCCAAGGGCGCGTGGTCTTGCTTACAAGTGATAGCAAGTTGTACCGCTACACTGGAAACGCGTGGACCGCTGCCGTGCCTGCGGCAGACCTAACTGGACAAGTGAGCGGAACCCAGATTGCAGACGCGGCAATCACGGAAACAAAAATCGGCAGCAACGCGATCACGACTGGCAAAATCGCGGCCAACGCTATCACGGCAACGGAGATTGCCGCCAACGCGATCACGACTGTCAAAATCGCGGCCAACGCTATCACGGCAACGGAGATTGCCGCCAACGCGATCACGACTGGCAAAATCGCGGCCAACGCTATCACGGCAACGGAGATTGCCGCCAACGCTATCAC